CCCTGAGAGTCCAACCGAATTCCGGTTGCTGTGATGTTCAGGTAAGCAGCAGAAGCCACGGCAGAACGAGGGCAATAACCCATTTCTTTGGCCTTCGACACACCAGACGAACGTTTTTGAATCGTGTCCATAAACGATTCGTTATGAATCATGTTGCCGTAGAAAGCGTTTGAATGTAGGTTGTATGCCAGCAGATCAGCGATGGCATTCAAGGCAGAGCCTTCGAAGTTGTAATCTGAAAATGCTTCGTTCGTTTTGACGAACGTAATCATCTCAGCCTTCAGTTGATCGAAGTCTAATTGAGTTACTGGTTTTGTAAATGTCATGTTGTTTCTTGCTGTATTCTCAATATTTAATGCCCTTAGCGCAGGCGTTCAACCAGAATAGAAACCGTGAATGGTTCTTGAAGATTGATAATCGTCCCAGCAACTTCGCATCGCAAATCATTTGGTGCCGTATATGAGACTTTGACGTATGTGATTTCGATACGGGGCTCATATACACTCAAATATTTTTTGATTTCGCCCTCAAGCACCACTTGAACCACAGAAGACCCGTTCTCGAAAAGGTAATCGTAAATTGGTGATTTGATTTCTGGATGGAATGGCTTGTCCCCAGACCGCAAAAGCAATAAGTGCTTGATAGACTGTTTGACGGAATTGACGTTCGTTTTGAAAGAAACGTTTTTAGACAGCGGATGTTTCGCAAAGGAAAAATCCACGTCAATGTAATCTCTTACGGGCTTTTTAAGTGTTGTAGCCATTACTGCAATTTCCTCAGACCAGTACCTGCATTTTTGTCATTCATGTAGGTGTAAACTTCGCGTCTTGGGTTTTCCCGATAAGCCACATGCAGCCACGCTTTACCCGAGCGATTTGTCTTGTATTCGAGCAGCATCTTGTCAAAAACAACGTTGTCCCTGATCCACTGAGCAATCGCAAAATAATCGCCGTTTGGTACATCAAATTGCATATCAATCGCCTGACCTCGTTCGTGTTGCGACGATGACGACCCGGAGCGAAACCCAGAAGTAACATACATGTTTGGATATTTCGACTTGATGGCATCCAGACAGTTCTCTGCACACATCTTCAAGTTACAGACGATCTGAGCCTCTGTGAGCCCGTGTTGTGCAACTACCTTATGCCCACCCGCCTTGGCTTTGGTAGACAGCATAGCCAGCGTGAAGCTCTTTGAAAGCTGTGTTGACTCTGGAATGTTTGTCTTGCCATCAAAAGCCGCGCAGGAGGCCGGAATAGGCTCGATATTCGAAGCCGGTTTCGTGTCAATAACTTCAGGTACCGCTGCATCACCCATCTCTAATTCCTGTTTTGTAATAGTGTTATTTGATATAGATTTTTCGTGGAAAGCAGCCACATCACCTTCTGATGCATCATCGAATGAAATTGATTCAGCATCCAAAAAATTTTCTGGAATCAGAGGAGGGTAATCGTTGCTTTGACCCGAACGAGCCGAAACATTTACACCAGTTCTGACCGAAACTCCGGAATTTATATCCAACATCGGGGCATCTATAGACGATGCCGAACCACCAGAGACAGAGAATCCTCCACCAGACTGAACTGCTACAGAAGCACCAGACAAAATGCTCGCATCCCCACCGGATTGCGCGCTGAATTTCCCACCGGCCTTGATGTTGAAATCTCCACCAACATCCCAATTTACGTCGCCATCGACTTCTATCTCTGCGTTACCTTGAACCACCAACTTAACGTCTGAGCCAACAGTAATCCGGCACGTTCCATCAATGTAGATATAGCCGTTGCGTTCTACAATCGTGAAATCGTCGCCCACGATTTTATTTATTCTGTTCCCATATTTATCCACCTCTTGAAATGTGCCCGAGGTGTGATACGTGTGAATACGTTCGTTACCATGGGTATCGTCAAATTCTTGAATGTGACCAGACTCAGTAGCCCGAACATGGTTGAACGGATATTGAGCGTTGTATGCTGGTGCTGGCTCGTTGAATACCCCACCAATCGAGCGAACACCCGTGCGACGGGCAGAAAGCCTTTTGTGTACTGATGTATTCGAGGTGTTGCGCCGGGAGAGACGATTGGTGTCTTGCTCTTTCAACATCGAACTAAGTGGATATTTTCCACTTGGGTCAGAGAATCCGACAGCAGAATTGTTTTTCTTAGTTGATCCGTTGACTACGCCTGCGTCAATCTCTTGTTTTGTAGCATCACGCTTCAAATCATTTTCTGGGTCATTTGGTTTGGTCAGCTCTTCAGTTGCTTTGGCGTCTGCCATAGCAGCCTCATCGAGAACGATTTTGCACAGCGCAGAGTACCCTTTGACTATGGGATAATCCTTATCAAAACCGCCCGGGTTGACCTTGCGAGTAACGACAGTAATCGCCTCTTCCAAAGACGAAAATTTCAGTCTATTGGCACCACCAAATCGATTAACAAAATACTGAGCCATGACTTTTGGCCCAATGGAAGAATCATTCACCAAATTTGTGTTTTTTGTCAGGTCAACGCCGATTTTAGAACCAACAGCAAGATAATTATTTTTCTTTGTCAACTGAATAAAACCACCGCCGCGATAGTTGAATCCGTCACCAGATTCAACAGAACCGTTGCCTTCAGAATTGGAATAGACAAAATTTGCCAAACCTTCTTCGTTCGAGACATACACTTGAGCCTGATCATCGGTTAGATTTTTGAATTTGGTTTTGAAGATATCGCGCAAACGAGATATCGATGAGTAGTTCATACTTTCGCGAACAGGCTTGAACTTACATTCTTTGGCGATGTTGGACAGGATGGCAACCACCGCATATGGGTCTTTGATACCAAAGTCACACAAGGTTTTGCAGATAACGGCAACATTGGGGCCGAACTTTGCAGACATGGCCGAGGTATCCACCGAGTCACAACACAGCCCAACCGCCGTAGAAACGACCACAGGAGCCCCGGATGAGTCAACCACAGGGTTACCAGCCGTATCTACCAGCGTGTCGTCAGAGGTCGGTTTGACGGTTGACGTGACTTTGGATTGAACAACCGATGGGATGTCTTCCAAAGAAGATTGGTTGAAAGGAGTCTTCGCAACGGAAATCCCTTTGAAAGACCCCATGATCATTGGCTGTTGCTTGGATTCACCGTCTTGAAAATACAAGGAGACCAAAGTCCCCTCCAAATATGGAGCACCAGATTCACCGATGCCGGATATTGCAGCATCGTGACCCAAACAAATCGCCCACGGCAAAGCAGAAGTTGGTATGTCGTCCAGAGCTTCGGTGTGCACACCAAAAACTCGAACCTGACACCGGTCGATTTTCAGTGGATCGCCTGTGCGGTTTTCTACAATTCCGGTGAAAAATATGTTGTTCATTTAGTGATGAGATTTTTTACAAAAGAATCGGAGATGACTTCCATGTACATTTTGTGATGACCCGACAGGATTTGATGTCGTATGGCCGTGATCAAATATTTACCCGAGAAATATTCAGACGAACTGGATACACCCATTTCATCTTTCAGAAGCTGACGCAACTCGTTGATGGTGAATTTAATGGTCTGACCAACTTTAATATCGGTTCGACCCATCACCTGAAGCGAAATTCTGAAAGCAGACAACTGCTCCATAAGAGAATTGCGTTGCAGAAAGAAATTCTTATACCCCTGAACCTTGTATGAGCCAGTCTGGTAGTTGTTTTTGTGAATGAAATACAGGGAGGCCAATCGCTTGCGAAACAAGTCATTGGTCTTCAAAGGTTCTTTTTCCAAATGTGATGATTTACCAAAATCTTCGATGTAATCAAAAGAGTTTGTCTGAATGGTCTTTGTCGTCAGGTCTTGGGTGTACAGTTTTGAAGAATACATACCAGCAGACAGGTTTCGCAGATAATCAAATGTCACTCCGTTGTCCATAGACTCTACAATGTTGTATTTGGAATCTTTGTCGCCGCGCATTCCATAAGCCGTGTTGGAATCCACGTCAGCGAAAATATACTCACGCACGGGAGATTTTTGTATCAGCGAATCTACCGATACAAACTGATAATTTTGGTTGTTCTCATAGAACAAATAATTCGGCACACCCTTTTCATTCAAAGACTTTCCAGTCAGCCAGTTAATTGTCTCAAGGGGAGACCAGTAAGGTGCGATGAATGTGTACGAGTTAGACGGAATCTCCACAGTCAATGGAGCATCTGAAGATAAGTAACGAGGAT